GGTTGAGGACTGCTTTTGAAGTAGCTTTCACCCAAGACACAAGTTGTTCATGGCGTGAACTTATTGAGAAATTTTTTACCAATAGTTCCGACCTGTTGAACGACGCTTTATGGGAAAATTTGTCCACATTTTTTGTCAAAATTGCATCTTTGTATGCATGCATGTCTGATGTTGTTTCTTTTGAAACGTTAGATATTGCACTTATTGTGAAGAACTTTCACATCTTTAAACAACAAATACCTGAAGTCAAAGATCTCATTGAGATGGCTTTTCTCGCTTACGAATTTGTCCTAGGAAACTGGGAACGAGTTTGTTCAGGCGATTGGTCAGTCATTCTCTTAGGAAAAGATGAGACACAGGAATTTGAAGTTGAAGTTCGAGTTCTGGAACAAGCCTTTCCTTTTGTCATAGCAGGGAAGGAAATTGTTTTAAAAGACAAATTTCATATGACGCCAAAGTTATACTCTAATCGTTTGGGAGCCGCAATTAAGAAAGCGAAATCTCTCATATCACGATGCACGAGTGTACAACAAAGAATGTCAGTGTCTACTTTTATTAAAACATTGACTGAAAAACAATCACAATTGTTTGCAGCAGCATCTGATGCCCCACGGAAATTGGAGGCCTATGCTGTCAAATTTTCCGGACCTTCGGGTACTGGAAAATCGACTTTACTGGACATCTGTTCACGTATATTGTTGCGAGCATACCAGCATGATCCTACTGAGCGAGGACAAGTGGTTTTTACGAATATTTCTGAAAAGTTCGAATCAACCATTCTCCCTTCTCACAAGATTATTTGTGCTGATGATGTTGCTAACAACGCCAACGAAGAACCTGACTATGATAGAATTTTGAATTATGTCAATACGGTTCCCCGTCCGTTGATTAAAGCTGACACCAAGGAGAAAGGAATTTATTATCCTTGTAACGATGTCTTTTTAGCAACCACGAATGATGAAACATTGCGTGCTACTAAGTGTTCAAGTTGCCCAGAAAGTATTTTGCGAAGATTTGCTCTCGATGTAAAAGTTGAGATCAGACCTGAGTTTCGTAATTCTTATGGTGGCTTGATGCTATGTGATGAACCTCGGTATGATGTTTATATGTTGACCCTTAAACGGTTTAGCCATATCGAGTATGATGAAAAACACCGACCAACTGTCAAATGGGATATTATTCCACGAGAAGTTTGGAACAAATATGGTGATGAATCACATGATTTTGCAGCAATGTGTGCATTTTTGGCAGTTGATGTCCAGCGACATATCACTGCTCAGAAGCGAAAGTTTGAATCACAGAAGAAACTTGATGATTGTTCATTTTGTCCCCTTTGTGGGATTCCAGAAATTGTTTGTGGATGCATTCCATGTACTATTTCTGATGCAGTGAGTGATGCTGATCTTGATATTCTCGAGGTCCCTGAACTTGAGCGTGAATCTATTCCGCTTATTGATACATCATTCGAAAGACCTGTCAGTTCTATTGACCCCCATGGAGACATTGTCCCTAGTGAAGAAATTGCCGAGCAAGCTATTGCTATGTATGGAAATTTTTGGTCAACTTTGGAAACAGCAGCTTTGTGGGACTATCGTCTCATGATTTCAGGCTGTGTGAGAACATCTATGCGTTTGTGTAGAAAAGGATCTTGGTATGTGAAAATGTACAAATATCGTAAAACTTTTCTCTATTATGCTGGAATCTTCTTTTTCAGTATGTTTTTACCATTGTTTGTACCTACATGGCTTGCTGTGTGCAATCTTTTGCTTGTTAGCTTTTGCGCAACACGTTTGTATTATCAGATTGTTGCTGAGATCGATGCTGAATTAACACGTCGCGTTGATCGATTATCAAGTTTGTGCCAGGATGTCCGAGAACATTTGAGATCGAACATGGTTAAATACTTTGGGATTGGAGTTTCATTACTCGCAATCTACAAGGGATACACCATTGTAAGACCTTTTTTGTTTTCACAAGATAAATCCACGTATTTTGAGAAAGCTACAGATTTATTCTCGAATATTTTGCAAGATCCAAAATCTCCGAAACACCTTTATGAAGTACAAGACGAAAGGGATTATAAGGAAGGTTATTCTAGGATGACCCCCCGTGAAACCCGTGTGTCTAAAACTTCTACCAGTGAAGATCTGCAACTTGCAGTTGCGAAAGCATTGAGAGTTGTTGTCGTCAAATCAAAGGGACAAATTTATGGAACTGTGAATGGTATTTTGGTTGCATCTAATGTAATCTTAGTACCTTCTCATGTTGTTCCAGGAGTTTTCCCTTTTGATATTGAAACATCTACAACACCAGGAGTTCCTTCTGCAAAGACTAAAGATCAGAAACTGACTGAGGACTATTGCTATATTGATCGTGAGCGAGATTTTGCTCTAATTCATTTGGCATCTAGTCCCGCCGGGATAGATTTTGCCCGTTTCTTTCCAGAGGAGTATCCCCAATTCCGAACTAGGGCTACCACTTTATTGTGGAAATCCCCAGATAACAGAGTGATCTCTTCTACCCAACCCGCAAGGGAGATGGTTGAAGACTTGAATTACTATGGTTATCTAGAATCGGAGGGTCTCCTTTATGGGACGCGTAATGTGTTGAATCGGTACACCTTGAAGAAAGGTACTGGTTTGAAAGTTGATCTCGACTTCCAAGGTTTTGGTGGTTTGTGTGGTGGCATGTACATTGACGCATCCAAAGGGATCATATATGGATTTCACGTGGCTGGTTACGCCGCCTCGAGAACTGGATATCTGACATGTATTACAAAACCCATGTTAGATGAAGGTTTAGCGAAAATTCGTTCTACAAGTCCAACTCTCGTTGTACATAATGCACAGGAGGTGCGTGTTGATACATACGGTTTACCGTATACATTGGTCAATGAAAAACCTTTGTATTTGCGAGAAGATGGCACCCAACAAGACACCATAGTTACTTATTTTGGTAAAGTCTTGAAGGATGGGTTGCCTATGGAGAGCAGAGCTCGAGCACCCTATGTGAAAACACCTTTTCAAGGAGTTCCAGAGAACTTGGGTGAAAACAAACACCGACCTCCCCGTGACCCCAATGATGTCGGGAAAGGGATGAAGACTTTGAGTAAGTTGACTGACCCAGTCCAACATTATGAGGGTGATCTACTGAAACGAGCCATTGATGACTATAAGAATCACACTCTCAAAATTATTCACGAGAATCTTTCCGAAGTGCAAGATATGTTACGTATCTACACTCAAGAAGAAGCTATGGATGGTATTGGTGAGTTTGGTTTAGGTGGTCTTCCCAATGATACATCAGCCGGTTTCCCGATTAACAAGTCGAAGAAACAATGTTTGGTGAGGGATCCAATGGATGAAGCTTTAGTGAAGGTTCCCCGAGAATTTAACGATACCTTTGATATCCAATCTGAAATTGATAGGACAGAAAAGGCTTGGCGTGAAGGTTCTCGTTCAGAAACAATTTACAAAGCCAGTAGCAAAGTTAATGAATTGTTGCCACATAAGAAAGCGCTTGAGAAAGTGCGAAAATTTTATGGTAGCAGTTTTGCAAACTTTGTGGCTTCACGAAAAGTTTTAGCAGGTATTCCCCGCTTTATGCGGCGTTTTTGGG